TCCGCGTCGAAGATGACGGCAAGATCACACCGAAGTCCAAGGATGGCACGATCATCTACGGTTCTGACGGCGTCACGGCAAAGTCGATCAAAGAGTGGCTGCTTGAACAGCGCGAAGAGAAAGACTTCCTCTTCAAGGGTTCGAAAGGCGGCGGCGCAAGCGGCAACACGGACACTGCTCCGGGCCGCATGAACGCTGCTGAGTTGGCAAAGATGAAGCCAGCCGAACGCATGAAGTACGCGCGCAAGCACGGCACTGGATAAAAAAAAAACGACGTTGGGGCGTACGCGCCCCGACCCCGCCCATTAACTGATCAAGCCACGCGGCGCGCGGTGAGATTTCAAATACCCTTAGCTTCTTTGGGCTGAGTTGAGGGATCATGCTCAGACTCGGTGAGTCTGCTTCACAGCCCGTGAAAAAAACTTGAAGCAAGCTTAACCGAAAGTAGGAGACACGAAAGTGATCACTCTGTTTGAAGCCTCCAAGATCGCTTCTGGTGAGGTACTGCGCTCGACAATCATCGAGCACTTTGCACGCACCAGCGATCTTCTCCGCGTCACGCAATTCGTCAATGTTGACGGCGGCGCATACGTATATAACATGGAAGGTTCCCTGCCGGGAGTCGCATTCCGTGGTGTTGGTGAGGGTTACACGCCTTCCGCTGGCATCATCAACCCAGAAACTGAGCGTTTGCGCATTTCTGGTGGCGACCTCGACGTTGACCTCGCAACTCTCAAGATGACTTCGGAAGACGTCCGTGGTCAGCACGAGCTTCGCAAGGTGAAGGCACTGTCCCTCACCATCGGCGCGAAGATGATCAATGGTGACTCCACCGCTGATCCGCGTGAGTTCGACGGCCTTCGCGTCCGTATCACGGGCGACCAGCTTCTTGACAACGGCACGACCGATGGTGGTGACCCGCTCAAGATCAGCAACCTCCGCGACCTGATTGACCAAGTGGATGACCCCACCCACCTCATCATGTCGAAGAAGATGCGTAACCTGCTCTCCGCAGCAGCAACCGACCCGCAGAGTGGTGGCTACATTCAGTACACCGAAGACGAGTTCGGCAAGCGCGTCACAATGTTCGACGGTCTTCCGATTGTAGTCATCGACTACGACGCAAACGGCGACCAAATTGTTGCGTTCAACGAAGTTGGCGGAACCGGTGCAACTGCAACGGCAACCTCCATCTACTGCGTCAACATGTCCGATGAAGGCGTAATTGGCCTCCAAAACGGCATCATGGAAGTCCGCGACCTTGGCGAACTTCAAACGCAACCTGTCATGCGTACTCGCGTAGAATGGCTTGTTGGTATGGCCGTCATGCACGGGCGCGCCGCAGCACGTCTCCGTGGCGTAGCAAACGCAGCGGTCACTAAGTAATCCCACTGAGGGGGTTTTAGAGCCCCCTCTACCAACCCCCTCAGATAGGTTACAAAGACCTTAATCCCACAGGAGAAAAACCAGAAATGGCACGTTCCGAAGTTAACTACACCTACGACGCTGACACAGCGTTCCGTGCTCCGGGTTCCGCTGCGGTCACGGCAACTGGCGAGATCGGCACTTTCGCTCTCGACAAGATGGTCAATGCCAGCGAAGGCGACCAGAAGAACAAGCTTGGCGCAGAATTCTATGACGTCGTAATCGTCGTCACTGCGCTTGACACTGCTCAGGCAGACGAAACCTACACCTTCGACGTCGAAGTTACAGCAGCAGGCGGCGGAAACGCAGTCACTGCCGGTGCTCTCGCAGTTGTTGGCACAGGCCAGTATGTCATCAAGCTCGATGGTCACACCCTCGAAAAGCTTTCCGCAGACCGCGAAGAGCTTGCCCTGAACCTTACCGTCGCAGGCACCACGCCTTCGGTCGAGTTCGCAGCATGGGTTGCATACGGTTCTGGCGCGTAAGCCCAAACCGCATAAGTAAGAAAGCAGGCGGCGGCTAACACCGCCGCCTTTTTCAGATCATATCCCCGAAACCACCAGACCGGAGTACCCGACTAATGGCTGGACCAAAAAATCATAGCGCCACCCCGAATACTGTTATTTATTCGCCGGATGGCAAAGAAGTCCACATCGACCGACTCAACGCAATCGACCTTATCCGCACCGCCGGATACGTTTGGAAGAGCGAAGACGTAGGCCGCACACGCGCAGAAGCAGACGGCCCTGCCGACCCAACTGCCAGTGTAGTCGTGATTTACGACAAGAACGGTGGGACCCTTGAGACAAGTGCTGCGAACGCTCGCGAGCTTGTTGCGAACAAGACGTACACTTGGGCGGACCCGAACGAGGTCAAGCACAAGGTGACGGAAGCAGAAGCAGCACAAGCTGTCATCGAAGCCGCGACTGACTTGGCTGAAGCGGAAGCCGCACTCGAAGCCGAAGAAGCCCCGGAAGACGAATCGCTGACTGGTGAAGCTATGCGCGTATCAGGCGAGGCAAACCTTTCGAAGTATCTTGATGGGTTCTCTCTGGAAGCTCTAAAGCAGATCGCAGACGAGCGCTTTGGCGAAAAGATTCACCACCGCGCCTCCAAGGAAACCGCTATCGCGAAGATCGTGGAACTTGAAGAGGCAACGCAGACCACAACCTAAGAGGTCCATATGTCGTCTTCAATAGCACAAGCCGGTCCAACTACACAGTCAGCAATCGATGCGATTACCGCTGTGGCGTTCGATCCTTCCAACGCAAGCCCAACAATCGTCCGTATCGGATGCAACCGCGCGTTCCATGTTCTGGTGTCGCGTGCGGGTACTGTAGCAACTCAGACCAACGCAATGTTGGTCATGAGCGGCTGCGAGTATGTCCGAGTGAACGTTGGTGAAACAGTCTCTGTCATTGCCGCAACTGGCGAGACAGCGGGTGTCCTCACCTTCACTGACCAGAACATGGGCTGATCATGGCAGGACATAGCACATACGTACAGACAGCACTAGCGAACTGGTTCCGTGGGACAGCAATGCCCACGGCACCGGCATCGCTTGAGCTTGCTCTGAGCACCGTCTCTCTCAGCGACAACGGCTCCAATATTGCTGAACCCTCTGGTCTTAACGGCTACGCGCGTCAGACCATAACCCTGACAGCGCCGGTCCACACAGAAAACGTCGGCACCCTTGTCCAGAACTCAAACGCCATCATCTTTCCAACCGTCACCGGGACGTCTTGGGGGACGATTGTAGCCGCTGCCGTGTTTGATACGGTCAGCGGTGAAATGCTTTTCGAAGGGGACCTTGTGGCCCCACGTAACGGCCCTGTCGGGGATACGCTGAGCTTCGGTGTCGGCACCCTTCAATTCAGAGTGAGATAACCTATGGCGGAATGTGTAGGAGTCGGGGGAGGTTCCATTGGACTTCGTTCCGGTTCCCTCCGCCTCGGAATAACAGCAACGCCACTATTCACGGCGTCCCTACAATCAGATCAGGCCATGGGCATGATCGCAGAAGGCGCATCAGTTGTATCTTTCAGCGGGCGCACGTCACACCCTCTGGCGACGGTAGCCGAAGGGGCAAGCACACCGGTCTCCGATTTGTTCGCGACCGAAGGCGCGTTTTCCTCGCCAACGGAGCCATTTTGGGGTACAATCTGGGCAGGTGGCGCAGAAGCGTCTGAACCGCTGATAAACAACTACCAGCACAGCGAGACACCGGTAAAGTATATCCGTCTCGACGACATCGTTCTTGAGTATACGGGCGATCAACTAACACGCGTGACAAAGGAAGAAGGCGACGACAAGGTGTTGGAATACACCGGGGCTCTTCTGACAAAGGTTACAGATAGTTATCATGGGATCATCAAAGACCTGTCCTATGACGGAAACGACAAACTGACGGGTGTCACCGTCACCAAAATAATCTGAGGTAAAACAACATGGCAATTGCAGACGACTTCTCTGTCGCAGCTAACGGTGACATTCGCTACACCGGAGGTGGGCCGACTTACACTGTAATCGAGCTTCACCGATTCTTGCAAGACCTTGCTGATGACGCTGTATCGTCCGGCGACGATCTTCTCGACATCACCGACCAGACCCCGTCTGATCGTTCGACTGACAACATTATCACACTCATCAATGGATATAACATTGATGACACAGCCGCGCAATCCCTTTATGACGGTTCCATCACCCAAGCCGGTGGTGACACTGTCTATTCGGGTCTCGTTGTCGTGGGCGCGGTTCCGGCTGGAACCAACCTTCAAATCGTCCAGAACAACGCACTGCTGACGAACTATTGGGGCACGGGCCTCAACACGGATGCGGGCGCAAACATTCTTCTTCGTCTGATGATCAAGACGCGCGAAAACGGCGCAAACATCGACGGTTCACGTCTTCGCGTACAAGCGCGTGAACTCGGCGACACCTACGCCGAATTCTCTCTGACCGCTGGTCTTGGTAACGCTACTGCCGCTATCTTTACATCGTCTGACCTTAACAACCAGACGGCTGCTGGTACGATTGCTACATGGACCTCTATCACGAACACCGAAGGTCTTCGCCTGATCGATGTTACTGGCGACCTTGTTGCCGAGGAATACTACTCTGAGTGGAACCTCGGAACGCAGTCCATCAACGACCTATACGAGCGCACCAAGTGGATTCAACGCCGCGCGACGGCGGAAACTATCCACGGTATGAACGGCGAACTCTTCCGTGGCGTGACACACTCCTTTGCCTACGACGGCGAGACCGGCGGAAACCCGGCAACCAACCAAGACTACGCTTGGGGCCTCTTTGTCACATACGATACAGAAGCTGTCTCAAGCTTTGTTGTTGGCGAAGCCGTAACAATCGGCGCGGGCATTGGTCGCGTGCTGTCCTTGGACGACAACGGTGTAGATGGTACACTTGTTGTTGCGATGCAGTCTGGAACACCCGCTGATAACGACGTTATCACCGGATTGACATCCGGCACCACGGCGCTGGTAAACGGTGCTCCGACTGGTCAAGCGACCGGCGGTGGCGTCGGAACAATCCTCGCGGTCAGCGATGACGGTACCACTGGTGCTATGTATATCCAGCTTATCAAGGGAACAGTTCCAGCCGATAACACCGTTCTTTACCAAGACGGCCTGCACACGGCACTTATGCTCGTTAACGGCGCGGTTACAACTCGCTCAATCTCTCCAGCCTTCATCGGTCAGTCTACTGGATCGGCGATCATTGGTGCGTACGGTATCGGCATTGAAGCCGCAGACCTTACCGCTTCGGACCTTCTATTCGACCTTACGAACACACCGCGTACACCGCCGAACAATGTTACGTTCACGGTTAACGGCCTTGTGTCCGGCGAAGACCGCGTCCTTGTTGGGCCGGAAGCAGGCGGCATCTTGCAGGTTGACCAGTTCGGCCTAAACGCAACGCTGGCTACGGACAACGTCGCGACCATCGTCATCGACGCGGCAATCCCATTGGATACACCGTCTTCTGGTACTATCCGCGTTCTTGATGATGCTGGTATCTATCGCCGCATTGCGTACTCGTCCTACACCGGAACGACGTTCACCGTTGACGTGGGCGCTTCTGGCGGCAACGAAGTCTTCTCGGGCAACGAGGCAGCAGCAGCGAACAACGTGTTCATCAGCTAC